AACATCTTTTGGAAGTGTTGCGTTAAATGAACTTCCATTACCAATGCTTAAATGACAAATAGACACAATGATTTTTAACAGCTCTGTGTTCATAACTACCTCTCAACTTTCCACCCGCTTGGAACTACTCTTTCATTACAGAATTTACATTCCCAGTTTGTCGGAGACATCGGCTCGTGACTGCAGCTAACATCCCATCCTTTAGAGACAAGCTTTAATCCACATGATTCACAAATGAAATGTGTTCTTGTTTGATCTTTGTAGATAGTTTCACCGTTCCATTTTGGAATATGTGGCGGACACTTTTTCATAATTCTACAAACGAGTCTCCATAAGCTGCGTATTCATTATCAGTATCTATTCTTTTTTTCAAAGATTCTCGTAACTGTTTAATAGCATTGTGAAATTTATCAGGTAATTCCATTGTTAAAATGACATTCAAATCATCATAAGCCTCTAATAGCTGGTCGATTTCTTGTCTCATTTTTTATTTGGATACCTCAGACAAAAGTCGGTTGGACGTTCATCTTTTGGGCGTTGAATCTTTTTGACTGCTAAATGATTTTTAACTAAGTATGCGGCCGTACTTTTTGGAATTGTGTGGCGTCTTGAAATATCATTAAACGAATCGCCTCTTAGATATTCAGCGGACAACTGTTCAATAATTTCAGCTGGATACTTATTCTTTTGTTTTTTCATGCGGTACCATCAACAGTAACTGTAGGAATTGTTTTAAGGCCTGGCGTTCTGTACTTTTCAGAATCAATGTTATTTTCTGAACAAAGCTTTTCATAATTGATTGGATTACGTTGTTTCTTGAAGTAGATGGAGATGCCGTGGCCGCGTGTTCTTTTGTTGTCAGCTTGTCTTATAAGCTCTAAACGAGCTCTTTTTAAGTTTTCACTGACTTCCTCATAGAGTGAATGAATATCTAAATAATCGGTTGTTGCTGCTTTCCAAGCATCATCATTTCGTACGACATAGTCTTTTTCTGTAAGGGCAGGCGGAATTCTATTCTGTAAATTTGTATAAAAATCGAGCGCTGCTTTCTGTATTTTTGCAGAAACCGCCAAGTCTGGTAAAAGCCATGTGTGTTTAATTTCATGATTGTCGTTAATTGTTGTGTAGAGTAATTTTTTTGCACCTGTGATAAAGAGCTGCATATGACACTGAAAGAAGTACTTTGATGGAATTCCTTTTGTTTCTGTTTCTGAATGCTCTTGTTTACCGGGCGCCTTATTCTCCCATACAATCTCTTGCCTTTTATCGAATCCATCTAAAGACGCCGCCAAATACGAAATCTCATCATGCTCTACAACAAGGGGCTGTAAATCCAACTCGAAAGTCTTTGAAACTATCTGTCTCGCAATTGGCTCAAGTGCAAGCCCTCGTTGCATGGCAAAATTTGGAGGCTGCCCAAGCGAGTCTCCAATCATTTCTTCATAAACATCATTGGGCGTCTGATAAGGCGAAGTACCCATAATAGCGCCTATCTTACTTGCGGTAACTTTTGATTTTCTCCAATTGAGCCATTGGGTAGAACCCTGCTCAAGATTTATCACCTTCATTCTTTTGCCCTCCAGATTTTAGTTCTTTCATGATCAAATTCGATAGTTCAGTTGCTCTTGACGCCAAATGATTAGGAATAATATTCGGATCGCCAGACAAAAGCCCGATAATAACTGCCTTAAGAATTTCAGAATGGCATATCTCCTGGTTTGTCGGCTGAGATGTTGTTTGTTTCAAGTTTTCTGTATTCTTTGATGATGTTTTTCGGCCCAAACTGATCTCCTTTATCTTCAATGTCGACATCTGCAATAAATGTTTTTCCAATCAGATCTTCTGTTGTTTTGATGTATTCGTAATTTGGAAGTTGTGCCGCATAGGCAAGTGTCTTTAATTCAGAGAGTCCAATTGATTGAGCTTTTAAGTTAGAATTTTCGATGTTGATATTATGCCAAAGAGAGCTTCCTTCGGTTGGACCAATGAGCGATCTGAATTTCAATGTTAAGAATGAGCCGCTGCCACTTTTAGTAGCTTTCTTTTCAATGTGTTCAATTAGGAATTTGTATTCTCCTTGTGGAAAGATTGTTTTTTCTTTCATCATTTTAATGCCCTTTAGATTAATATTTAGGTCTGTCATTTTATTATCTCCATTTCTATGACTTTGCCTTCTTCGTCTACGTTTGCTCCAAGCTCTTCTGGTGTGTAAGAAATACCAGAGATCGCGTCAGGAAAGATGCCTCTTGCAACAGCAGAGATATTACGTGCACGGAGCATCGCTGCAGGGTATTTGCTCCATGGCCCTCCTTCGCGCACAATTCCAGCTCTTTTAGCGTCCTCAATAGTGTATTCAAATACCGCCGTAGCTTCTCCAGGTCGTGCTGCTTCAATGACGCATTTTTCATTTGTTGTTACCTTTATTGAAAACTTTCCACGAGGACAATTTTTATAAACTAAAGCAAGCATAAGCTCTGCTGATGCGCAGGGTTTTCCTTGAATAATGTTAATTGATGAAATTGCTTGCATGAGAGGAATGCCAAGTTCTTTTCCTTTGAGTCCAATTGCAATTGCTTGTTCTTTTGTTTTAATTGAAGCTGGTAAAAATCCTGATTTAAGAAGTGTTTCTGCTTGTTCATTTAAAACATGCCATTCATCTTTAACAACTAAGTCTGTCATTTGTTCTCCAGTTCAATAAGCAAGGCGTCGACGTAACTCATAGTTCCGATTGCAATGTATGTTTCAAGGCTTACTTCTTTATCGGCAGCAAGCTGAATGAATTGTTCAAGATGCCTTTCGGCATTCATAATCATCGCCGGGATAATTTGGCTTGCAAAGTATTCTCGTTTTGTAATTCCAGGAGTCCATACAACAGCATCGTCTGGATTTCCTAAAGAGCATGGAAATGCAGGAGTATCTTTAATCGTCATTTTTCATTGCCTTTTCTAAAGCTTCGAGAAGAGCTTTTAATGAACGTAGCTCATAATCTGTTTGTGCTTCTAGTTTTTCTAATTCTTCAAAAGAGAGTTCTTGAATTTCCATGTGACCTCCATAAGCTGCTTTGGAAATTATTATTGATTGTTTTGTTTGTCAACATTCGAAAAGAGATTTATTTTGTTTTTGAAATCGTGGGAGCATCAACAATTCTCCATAAGCACACGATGACGGCCGAGAGGTTGTGGAGTCTCCCTCCGCTCTTCTCGGTTTTTTATTTTTATCTTTGGAAAAAATTAAGCCCCTCAGCGAAATCGAATTGACAGGGAGAACGCCAAGGGGCTTTAGTCTTGAGCTAGGTATTCAAGACCCAGCGGGAATAATCTCTTATTCATGCTGCGTGGTCAACTTTTGTGTTTGGAGGCAGCATGGAGATAGAGGTCATCAATTGGGAAAAATATAATCCTCGCAAAGATTATCATCAGCACTGGTTTCGACTGGATTCTAGTTTCTATTTAGATCCAAAATTTGCTCATTTTGATGCCAGCCACCTTGCGGTTTGGCTCATTGTGTTATCGATGCAATGTCAGGCTCAAGGGAAGGCTTTTTACATCAATTTAGAGCTAATTTCATCGATCACGAAGCTCAAAAAAGCTCAAGTTTCATCTATTTTGAAGAATCTTGAACAAATTCACATAGTACGGTGGTCCGGAGCAAATTGTGAGAGCACCGATTGCACTAACAGTACTAACGAACTAACGAACAATCTTCCTCAACTAGATTTTGAGGCGCTGTATCAAAACTACCCAAGAAAAAGCGGAAAGGGGGCCGGCATGGAGGCTTGTAAGAAAAAGATTACAACTCTTGAATTGTATCTTCAGCTAGAGATAGCAATTAAAAATTATGCAGACCATTGCAGAGACAGAGAAAAAAAACATATCAAATATTTTTCGTCATTCATGAAAGATTGGCGCGACTGGCTTGAAGTTGAACGAGAGGAAAAAATTAAATACATAAAGGTCACCGATGAAATTTTCTGAAAAAGAAAACGCTTTGCTTGTTGAAGCTCGAAAAGACGCAAGTGAATTGCCTCATCCAACAACGATGCTTAGTTTTGCAGAGCGTGTTCCAAAAGCGCTAGAAGAAATTTTTTCTAGAAATTTGTGGGCGCTTGATTTTGGAATTTCATTTCTTGATAAATGCTTCACTTCAATTTCACGCTCCGATTTAATTTTAATTGGCGCTCCATCGGGAGCAGGCAAATCAGAACTGGTTACGCATATTGCAACTTCAAACGCAGAAAAAGGAAAACGAGTTTGTTTCTTTGCTCTTGAAGCAGAGAAAACAGAAATTGAAACAAGAATAATTTACAAGAAGGCTGCTGATCTTTATTTCAAAGACCATAATCGACCAAAACTAAATATGAGTTATGAGAATTTTTATTGGAACAAACTAGGAGAAAAGTTTTTTCCATATGTGGAGGAATCAAGAAAACATTGTGTTAAAGATCTTGCGACTCTTTCAACTGTCTATCGGGGCAGTGAAAATTTTGATGTCAAAACGTTAGAAGACAATATTAATTTTATAAAACACGAAACGGATTTAATTATCATCGATCACCTTCACTATTTTGACATCGAAGGAAAAAATGAAAATTATGAAGTAACTCAAATTGTAAAAAAGATAAGAGACTTGTCGTTGCTCAATGGCGTTCCAATTATTCTTGTGGCGCAGTTTAAAAAATCAGACAGAAAGAAAGAATTTATTATTCCGTCTCTTGATGATTTTCATGGAACTTCAAATACTGTGAAGATGTGTACAAAAGCAATTATCATTGCGCCTGATCTTGAGCCACAGAACTTTTCTGTGAAGAAATTTGGTTCTTATATGCAGGCTGCTAAGTATCGTGTGAATGGTTCTAAAATGCGCTACGTTGCAAAAGTTTCATTTGATATTGAGACAAACAGGTATGACGATAGCTTTGTTCTTGGTGTTCTTAAGAAGGGCGGCACTGAGTTTTATCCTCTTGATAAACATGACTATCCTGACTGGGCAACAGGAAGACTCATGATCGATATGCCAGGTGTGGTTTAGAGCAAATCTGCAATTGTCTTTGTAATTAATTCATACACAAAAGATTTAAATCCTGAGTCAATTAAGCTTCGAAGATAAGAAAGAGCAACTTCCTGCATAACGCCATTGCCGTTTTCGTGAGCACAAACAGCAAGCTCAATGCTTTGACGAATTTGATGAATGCGAAGAGTTGTCATTTGAAGCCTCTTTTGTGAAATCATGTGTTTTCTTTCGTGCTAAGCATTCATCAGAAAATTCATAACACTGAAACAAAAGCATAAAGATAAAAAATATGTTTTTCATACGTCCCGCCTTTTTAGTTTAGAAATTTGTTTTCTTTTGAAAGCATGTATGTCTAAAAACAGCCCATGCAGTAATTGCAAATATTCCAAATCCAAATCCTAATGCAAAAAATACAATCAAGTTTATTAGGTAGCTCATTTTGAAACCTCAATTAACTTTCTATTTATTTTCATACAAAGCTGACGAGCGCGGTATTGGATGAGCTTTAGTTGTGGCGCTTTTAGTTTTGAATCTAAAACTTTCTTCTCAAGCTTTCGCTGAGCTTTAAATATTTTGTCAGCTTTCATTGGTTCATCATTTCTTGAATTTTGTCTTCAGCTGCATCTACTGCTTTTTCTTTGATGTAATCCTCAAAAACTTGATCTTGTGCTGATTGGATTAAAAAGGGACTTGCACCTTCAAAAGTTTGACCGATCAAATTTTGTTCGTAACGAACATCGTCAAGGTCGGTTGCTCGAGATGTTATCGAAACAAGTGTTAGCAGGAGCGTTAAAGCGAGGATTAAGCGTTTCATAAAACCTCCAATCTGATTAAATCTTAACACGATGCGGCGTAGAAAGCAAGGAAAATGGGTTTGCGAGCTGCTTTAAAAACGCCATTAGACGCGTTTTAAAGCTCAAGGTTGAGATTAAGTGGTGTTTTGATACTACGACTGCGGGGCAGGGTCTTTTAGGCCCTTTAAAACGGCGCGTCTGTCAGAATTCTCTGACTGTGTTTTTACCTTATGACACACCTTACAAAGAACCTGATATCCAGACTCATCGCAAAACAATCTTTCAATGAAACTATCCCATGTTGTAAATCCAGTTATTGGAACAACAGGTTCAATGTGATCAAGCGCCACATCTTTATGTCCAAAAAGCTCTTTGCATTTAGAACATAAATAACAATTTCGTTCTAATTTATTATTCCTCAAAACTTGATGACGACGTTTGTCCCATTTATTAATTCGCCTCAATGCTGAGATGATGTAGTTCTTAGTTTTCTTATCCAACATTCAGTGAATTCTGTGTGATTTATTTTCAAAGTAAACAAGTTGTCGACAGTGATTCAAAAAATTTGTCCCGTCGATAATTCCACATTTTTTAAGTTCAGCGGCGAGCACAATACTTAAATCATTCACAGAAGCACCTGTTAAATGTTCCATCGTCATCAAAAGCTTTTGCACAAAATCTACAACTTTTGAAACATGGACATAGTTTTTATCGTTGTCGTCCATTAAAAAAAGCGTAACATACTTTTATGAGCTCTTTGGAATATCAAATTGCAACAGGGGATCCGGAATACATCACAGGCTATGTTCCGAAAGTTGTAAACTATTCTGATGCAACTTATTCTTATACATGCTTAGGAAAACCCGGAACATCAATTACAGATGCAAAATGGCAAGTCTTTAGGACGAAGCTTTCAAATAATAATATTGAACATGTTGATTATGGTCGATTTTCACAGGTTGCAACTTCCTTAGCGGTTGTTGCGGCTATGACATACGTTTAAATGGTTTCACCAGTATTAGTACATACAGTTCCACTTAATCATTCAGCTTCTGATGTTACTAATGATTCAAGTGTTTCAGGAACTACAGTTAAAGATGCCTTGAACACATTATCTTCAGGATCGTCCTCAGGGGATGTTGTTGGACCTTCGAGTTCTGTTGACAGTGATATTGTTTTATTTAACGGAACAACGGGAAAATTAATTAAAGATAGTGGGCAAACAATTGCTCAGATTCTTAGTCCCTATGTGCCTCAAACACGTACCATTTCAACAACGTCACCGATAACAGGCGGTGGAGATTTAAGTACAAATCGAACAATCGCCATCCCTGTAGCAACAACTTCAGCAGACGGGTATTTAAGTTCTATAGACTGGACAACATTTAATGGTAAGGCCGGATTATCATTTGTAACAGTATCAACGCCCGCCGGAACAAGTCCTGTTGCAGATGCCGCTTCAGATACCCTTACGTTGACAGCTTCTGATTCTAAAATCACAATTACTGGAACAGCAGCTACAGACACAATAGATATAACCGCACCAACACTTGTTGTTGGACCCAGCTCAGCCACATCAACAGCAATTGCAATTTATAATGGCACCACCGGAAAGATAATTCAGAATAGTACTGTTCTAATTAATGCCTCGTCAGGACAGTTATCTCTTGGGTCATCTTCAGCAAAAGAACTCAATTTCGGATCATTTCGAATATTTCAGAACGGCAGCCAGCTACAATTTGAAAACATTTCAGCAGAATCAGGTTTCATTATCGCGAGTGACGGAAGCTGTACGTTCAGCGCGCCTAATTTTAGCGTGACAACAACTTCTGCGTTCCCACTCTATGACCCAGGGATTGCGGTTTCTGGCACAATTGACATGACAACAGCAGCAGCAAACATAAAGGTGTCACATGGCGGAAAGCTTACTGGAGATGCTACCACGGGATTTAAATTATTAGACAACACCGCACATAAACTCGGTTTCTGGAACGCCACTCCAGTCGTTCAAAACACCGGCTGGGGCTCCATCACAAACGTCACGCCGGACAAAGCATACGACGCCAACGCAACAACAGTTGACGAGCTTGCCGACGTACTTGGCACACTCATCGCTCAACTTGTAACCTATGGGCTGCTCGGATCATGACAACACTAGGCTCAATTTTATCGACCCAGGAAATGGAATCGAGGGCTGTTAACACAGAGAGTGATGGTTCAACAGTAACGGTAGCCCTGTCTACCGATGCGCTCGTCAGAAAATGGACAACAACTCAAAATCACACGGTGAATATTTCTGGAACTCAAAAGGCCGGGCAGCTGCTGATTCTTCTAATCACAAACGACGCAACATTGCCAAGAGTCACAACGCTCGGCACTGGCTTTGTTGGAGTTGGAACTATTACCGGCGTCATAAGCAAAACATCGGCAGTAATGTTTATAAGTAATGGCACTAGCTTTTTTGAACTCTGTCGAACGGTGGGGATTTAAATGACCAAAGAAGAAATCGAACAAGCACTAAGATTTGAAAAAGAATTTCGTAGCTATGTGGTTAGTGTGCTCATGAGTGACCCGGGCTTCATGGCTACCGTTGATAAGCAGTTCGTTGATTCTCAAGTGGCTGCGCTTGAAAAAATTAAACTAGACTGCGATACTCAGATTGCTATATTAAAACCTGTATGAAGCCATTAGAAGCTATCCAAATAATTGAAGATGTTTTAGCGCAGTTGAAACTTTCAAAACAAGAACATGCTAAGCTTGATGCATGTCTAGAGGTGATAAAATCGAACCTCAAACAACCTCAAACTCAATAACTAAAAAGCGTGGTCCGCCTTTTAAATTAGATATTGATGAAAATCTCATAAATCAAATAGAGACTCTCGCAGGGCTGGGATTAACGCTGGAAGACATATCCTTAGTGCTTAAAATTAATGAGAGTTCTTTCCATAGATACAAAGATAGGTTTCCTCAAATTGTGCAAGCTGTCGAAAATGGAAGAGCCAAAGCTAAAGAAACTTCTGGAAAAGCGCTCATTAGAAAAGTTCAAGAAGGCGATCTTCCTTCTATTAAATGGTTTGAACAAACTAGATTTGGTTATTCCGAAAAGATTAAAACTGAAAACGAACATACTGTAAAACATGAATCACTTGAAAATTATTTGAAACGAATGAAAGATGTTGGAAATGAAACACAAGTATTACCTAGTAACGATTCTATTAGCGATTCTTTTTTGCCTGACAATTCAAATATTGAAAAGTCCACCGATGATAAAACTGAACCATCAAAAACTTGATAATGGAGCACACTATGGAACAAGCGGATTATTCCAAAAATAATATGTTACGCTTTAAAGAGTGGATCGATGGATCAAATCCGCGCTCTGGACTAGCGTCATTCTTCTTATTTGTAGTTTGTATATGTGCTTTCAGTTGTGGAATAAAATCAAAATAATTGAACGAGACATTGATCATATGATCGGCACAACAAGTTATTGTGAATGTGACTTTAGTTAGGCGAGCATGGCAGGTTTCCCACAGTCTGCCGACCCGTGCCGCAATCGTCTCAGGTTTGGTGAGGCCAAGGGAAACTATCCCAAGAGCGTTACCCTGTACTTTGATTACGGAACCACTCCCAACTTTTTGCCTCAACAAAAAGATGCTCTTTAAAAGAATAGCAAATATGCAGGCGAGGCGCGACTCTCGCAAGGTGGACGATCTGCGCACACCATTCACCCTTAGGTTCTGTGCTGTTCCCGCGTGTCTCCAGTGGTTTTTCTTATCGTTCTCACAAGAAGGACCACAGCTTCCCACGCCGCTGCATATTTATTATTCATATAGGATAAGCAGCAGAAGTTAAAAGTCTTTTGACCGCAAAGACAAAAGGCCTAACAAATGTGCTGCCTATCCCATTTATTTAAGTAACACATTTAGTTATTTCCTTCCAAACTTTAGTTATTGGGAACTGCTACTTGCATAGAATGTGGGAAACGCGCTCAATGTTTTCATCATATCGTGCCTAAAGTATTAGGCGGCACAAGAACCGTACCGCTTTGTAACATCTGTCATTCAAAAGTCCATGGACTTAACCACCGATTAAACCATTCTGATCTCATTAAGAAGGGCCTTCATAAAGCAAGAGACGCAGGAGTTCGAATTGGACGTCCAAGATCCTGCACCCCTGACACTGAAGCTCTTGTGAAACGATTATTCGACGATCACCAAAACGTTCTTAAGGTTTGTTACCTCACCGGCATTCCCGAATCTACGGTCAGAGATATTTTAAAAAGGATAAAGGATGAAGATACCTTCAAAGATTGATATCAAAGGTTCGTCATACAGAATTTTCCTGATTAAAAAAGAAGAGATGCCTGACAATGCCGCAGGTCTTTGTAACACTCAAAAGAAAGCAATTGCCTTGTCCAACGATCTAAAAGGTAAACAACTAGAACAAATCTTTCTTCATGAATTAATCCATGCAGTCACTGAAGAGGTGGGGCTAACTCAAGCAAGTATCTCTGATGATGCTTTTGAAATTATCTCTGAGGCGATTTCTACTTTTATAATCGACAGATTTGATTTACGGTTAAAGGATTATAAAGGAGGGATTAAAATGGCTAAATCAGGAAAAAAAGGCGGCGGAAAAAAAGGTAAATAATCATGCCGTTGCTTAAAGGAAAGTCTCGGCATGTTGTCTCCCAAAACATCAAAACTGAAATTGCTAGTGGAAAACCGCAAAGACAAGCTGTTGCCATTGCTCTGTCAGAAGCCGGGCTTTCCAATAAGCAACAATCAGATAAAAAGAAACGCAAGAAAGCACTAGAGGGATAAATGCAACATCAGAAAAAGGGCTCTTATATCGGATTCACATCACTTGTTGAAAAGCTTAAGAAAAAAGGTGGAGTGAAGAATCCAAAAGCAGTTGCTGCCAGTATCGGCAGAAAGAAATTTGGTAAAGCTAAGTTTCAGAAAGCTGCCGCAGCTGGAAAAAAGATGAAAGGCATGAAGCCTAAGTAATGTCTGACAAGATGAAACCGTTCTTCTACGTATTCTTAGGATTATGCCTTACAATCTTTATTCTTATTGAAGGCACTCTAAATAGTTTTGAACACGGCGCATTTAAACAGCTTGTTAAATATGCTTTTAAACATCAGGATTTCAATGTGTGTTTTGAGATTGCAGGATATCCGAACTATAACGGTAAATATTGTATGTATTCTGTAACTGACACCAAACCAATCCCAACGGTTAAATGTGAAGAGTGAACGATTTAATCTCTGATTATCAGAAGTATGCAAATTCGTTCCTTAGGATAACAACAAAGAATTCAAGTCTTATTCAGTTTAAGATGAATGGGTATCAGAGAAAACTTCTAGAGCTGATTCAATCAAAGCGCGAAGAAAAAAAGCCAATACGAATAATAATATTAAAAGCGCGACAAATGGGTATATCAACATTTTCAGCAGGCTACATCTTTCATAAGTCTGCTACTAACTTTTATACCAAATCGATGATTGTGGCCCATGATGCTGATTCTACAACGAACATCTTCAACATGGTCAAACGATATTATGATTTTCTTCCAGAAGAAATTAAACCAATGAAGCGTTATTCTAACAGGAGAGAGTTAGTCTTTGAAAATCCTGACGAAAATGCACGAAGAGATGATTCCGGACTCCTTTCTTCTATTGAGGTTGAGACAGCTAATAATATTAATGCCGGTAGATCTGGGACAATACATCATCTCCATATCTCGGAGCTCGCGTTCTGGTCTCATGCTCAACTACCGCTTAGTGGTTTATTTCAGGCTGTTCCATCAAATCCCCAAACCTCCATCATCATTGAATCTACCGCCAACGGCATAACTGGTGATGGAAAAGTGTTCTACGATATGTGGCAAGCAGCATCCCAAGGATTAAATGACTTCACGCCATTCTTTATCCCTTGGTTTGAGAATGAAGATTATATCAAAAAAGATATTGTCTCCTTTGTTCCAACAGAGAAAGAGCGTGATCTTAAAAGACAGTTTGATTTATCGAATGAGCAGTTAGCGTGGCGAAGATATAAAATTAATAATGATTTAGGTGGCGATGAAACATTGTTTCGACAAGAGTTTCCAGCGTCTCCTGATGAAGCTTTTATCCTTTCAGGGCGCCCTGTCTTTGATTTAGCAAAGCTTCAAAAAGCTATCCATAATGCTTCAAATAGTTATGTGGAAAATGGATTTACTAGAATTTATTCGCCTCCCGAAGAAGGTCAAATATACTGTATAGGTGCAGACACTGCCGAAGGCTTGGAGACAGGTGACTATAGCGCTGCGATGGTTCTTGATAAGAACTTTAATCAGTGTGCTCGTATTTACGGCCATCTTGATCCCGACAATTTTGGCAGGGCTCTTGTCGATATGGCATGCCTATATAACAAGGCTTTGGTTGCTCCAGAGATAAATTCCATGGGTTATGCTGTTCTTTCTAAGATCAAAGATTTAAATTATTCCAACATTTATCAGCGCGAAGAATTAGATACTCATGAAGAAAAGTTTCAAAAGAAACTAGGTTGGAATACCAACATCAGAACAAAGCATTTAATGCTTTCTGAGTTTATTACAGCCTTCAACGATGAATCATTAAAGATAAATGACACTGAATTATTAAAAGAAATGATGACATTGTCTTATGAGCCTGACGGAAACGTTAATTTAAACGGAAAAGATTTAGTCGTAAGTGCATGTATTTCATTGCAAGCATTAAAACAAACTCCGAATTCAATTAATTACAAAGCGTTTAATCCTGAATTACATAAAGAAGAAAAACCACCTGAGACATTTCAACAAAGAATGAAACGATTAAATAAAGATGTTGACTCGTACTACGATTAACTACAGGATTAATCTATGGCAGAACACGTTCCATTTATTCTTTTGTCATTGTCTATAACGGTTTTATTCCCAATATTAAGCATTCTTTGTTTTCTATTTGGAGTTCATTGTTCTTTCAAGAAGTACGAAGAGGAGCAACCTGAAGATAAATCAGGATATGTCCCTTATGTTGCTAAGAAAGAATCAGGATACAAAGCCTATATTCCTGGAAAAGATGAGCTCAATGAGGAAATCGACGGATAATGCTATGGTTTCTATTTGAAGACGATGTGACTCCTTGGCGCTACGGCGGCTACCATTCGTCTTTTTCTGAAGCTGAAGAATACGCTAAATCTAGGAATGCCCGCATTGTTAAAATGGGCAAACACTCACAACCTTTGAATGTTGATGGAACAGGATTTAAAGAACATTTCAATCATGGTTTAGGGATGTACATTTCTGACCGCAAACAATATCGAGACGAACTTAAGAAACGAAAACTGGTTGAATGCGGTAATGAACGTCCTGATTTCTCCTTCAAACCAACAAAGAAAGATTACACTGGAGATGATGTTTGTCATTATCTTTCTGAGCAACATAACTTCAAAGATTCAGACATCAAGGAATTAAAAGACAATGGGATATGATTCTGTAAAGTCTTCGTCTTCTCCTGATCCAATGAATCCTGAGTCAGTTGATACACTTGATGAATACGCTCTTTGTGAAGAGATTAAACATCTTTATGAAGAGTCGTCTGACTTTCGAAAGAAGTTTGAACGTGATTGGAAAGAATACGAAGCTTTCTATGAAGGCCGTCATTGGAATACAGGTGAAAAGAAACCTAAAGTTAATTATGTTTTCTCAATCATTGAGTATGAAACGCCAATCTTAACTGACAGCCGTCCAGGCACTGACGTCATGGCTCTTCAAGATGATTTCATGGATGACGCTAAGGTTTTAAAAGAAGCAATTGATTACGTCTACAATTACAACCACGTAAATCTAAAGGTTGCATCAGGCGTTCGAGAAGCATTGAAATCTACCAATCATTATCTTTATGTGGATTATGACCCAGATCTTGAGAGTGGTAATGGTCAAATAGTAATTCGTTCTCTTCCTTGGAGATATGTTTATCTTGATCCAAGTGAAGGCGATATCGATGACATGTCTTACATCATCATTAAACGCCCAGTTAAAATTAGTCTTTTAAAAAGACAATTTCCTTTTAAGGCTGACGAATTAGAACCAGAAGATATTGAGATTGATGACGGCACTGAATCTACCATGTACGAGCTACAAGATAGATATCATGGCCCAAGACGCTCAACATCTGTCGGTAAATTTAAACCAACAGATATGGCGTATCTTTATGAATGCTGGCGTAAAGATTATTCGATGGATCCAATTCCTGACGATGAAACAATCATGCAGGCTCAAAATGAAATCATGAGCGTCATTCAAGGAATGGTTCCTGAAGTGATGCGCTACTCAAATCATCAAAAGATTATTCAGCTGCTTCAATCAGAACAATCAAAGATTATTTCTGAATCACAGCTTCGTCAGATGCAAGTCAATGAAGCGGTCCATGATCCAAAGAATGCAGCCGCTGTTCAAGATGCTGCCCAAACATTTCAAACGGGTCAACCTCATACTCAAGAAGGTGCTGCCACTGCCGTTCAATTAGCTCAACACGCACAAATGACTTCAGATGAATCTGTTGTTGTTCAGATGCTCGATGATTTAATTAAACAGCATATGGTCATGATTGATCAGAACCCTGATGGCATGAAGCCCCGTTATCCAAACAACATGCGTCTTACAATTAAAGCCTGTGAGTCCATTCTTTATGATGGTGCATGTCCCGTTGATGATGGCAAATATCCAATCGCTCCAATTTATTGCTATAAGATTGATGGTCAGCCTTATTCAACAGGCGAACTAAAAAACATTATTGATGAACAACGAATCATGAATGAGCTCTTTTATGAAGAATATAAAGGGCTCAGGCTCGTAACAAATCCTGGTTGGATTAAAGATGACACATCAAATGTTGATGACACCACATTAACCAATGATCCAGGGATTGTTGTCACAAAGAAACAAGGGACTGAAGTTACAAGATTGCCTCCTGGGCAAGTGAGTCCTCAATTAGAACAAAAGCAAATCATGCTCGCAAAGATTATGGAGCAGATTTCTGGGATTACAGAAGTAACGCAAGGCAAACGTCCTCAGGGTGTGAGCTCAGGCGTTGCTATTGAACAACTTCAAGATCAAGCGATTGGTCGCATCCGTCTCAAATCAAGAACACTAGAAGAATATACAATGCTTCGATTAGGAGAATTGGTTGCGGCCCGTATTGTTAAATATTGGACAGCTCCAAAGATTCTTAAGAATTACGATGATGACGGAAGAATCAAAACAATTCATTTTGATCCAAATCGTATTGATCAATTGGATTACATTGTAAGAATGTCACCGGGCTCTACAGTTGGAATTAGTAAAGAAGGCATCATGAATGTTTCGAAAGAAATGGTTCTTGGTGGACTGATTGATCCAAAGACATTCGTGATGATGAATGACATCCCATATAAAACTTTAGTATTATCAAGTATAGAAGCTCGTGATCAGTTGCAGCAGCAAGCGCAAGCACTACTGCAGCAAAATCAACAGTTGCAAATGGAACTACAGCAGTTACTTGGAGGAAAGCAGGGCAGCGCCAATGGCCAAAACCAAGCGCAAGCTCCCGCCGCTCCTACAAAGTAACCAAGCAAAAGGAGATAAAGAATGGAAGGGACCGTACAACAGTCAACAGTTCAAGAGACAGCTAACGTAGTTGCGCCGGCTGCCTCTAAAGCATCCGAAGATTATAATGTCAGTGATTCTGAATTATCAGAGCTTGGCATTGAAAGTTTATCGGATGACGATAATGTTGACGATTCAGGCTTTGAGTTTGGAAATGTTTCAGCAAATCCCAGATTAAAATCCGCCCAAGATGATGAATCAGGCGGAGAATCTGACGAAGATGACCTGAAATTATCGCCAGACAAAGAGGATGAGTGGCTCAAGAGTCTTAAAAAAGATCTAGAGCTTGACGATGATTCTGAATCTTCCGAAGAAAACGCCTCTTCACAAGATCCGTTAGAGCTCAAAGAAGTTGAGATTGAAAGGTATGGAGTAAAACACAAATTTCCACTGAAGGAAGTTATTAAACTTGCTCAGCAAGGATTTGATTATACCCAGAAGACTCAGTCTCATGCTGAAGAACGACGTAACAGTGAAATGCTGTTACAGAAGGAAAGAACGGATTTTGAGAATCATAGAGCTCAATTCCAACAACAATTAAAAGAGAAAGAACAGTTAGATTATTTTGTTGAAACTCTTCGTGTTCAAGATCCAGAGTTTTATTCTGAATTAGAAAAAAGAGCGTCTTCATTCAAACAACAAGCATCCAATCCATTCTTTGAACGTCAGATTCAAGAATTGAAAAGTATGCTTATGGAAGAGCGTAAAGACAAACAAGAGCGTCATACTCAAGAGTTGCGAAACTCTTATTACAAAGAGTTTGAAGATCTTAAGTCGATGCATAATTCGAAGTATGCAAAGCTCGGCCTACGTATTGATGAAGAAGCTATTAAAAAACAATGGATTGATACTGGCGAGCCATTAAAGAGTATCTATAAGAAATTATACGCTGACAAAATTTTAAGTTTGGCCCAATCAAGAGGCTCTTTAGATAAAAAGATGAAGGCTGCATCTAATCGTGCTCCTACAATGGGACGCGTTAGATCTGCTCATCCTTCTAAAGAAGTTTCTAAAGGGCAGTTTAAGAAGATGTCTTATACTCAATTGGCTGATGCCGTCATGAAGGGGAAAATAAAATAAGCTGGTGTTCTTTATTTTGGAGGTAAATAAAGATGTCACTTACTTATGACCAAATTACCGCCATTACGGAAAAATTCTTTGTCCCGAAATTCGTGGACAACGTTTATGGAAGTAATGCGCTTTTAGCAAGACTCTCACGCCCAGAACAAATGGAAACATTTGATGGTGGTGAGCGTATTCTTGCTCCAGTTGTTTCTTCTAAACCAGGTTCAGGTGGTTATTTCACAGACTTCGAAGGACTTAATACGTCTCCGACGAGTGATTTGACTGCAGCTGAATTCTTGATCAAACAACTTCAAGAACCAATAAAAATTTCGCGTCTTCAAGAATTGAAAAATTCTGGTAAGGCCGCAAAGTTGAAGCTTGTTGCAACCAAAATGGGTATTGCAGAGCTTAATATGAAAGAAAACTTGGCTCTTGGATTGTTTTCAGATGGAACGTCCTCGACGGGAGCTCTTTCTGCGAACCAAATTACAGGCCTTGCAGCACTTATGTCAGCAAGTTCTACATACGGCGGGATCGCTGTTGCAGATTTGTCGACATGGATTGCGGTTGTGAAGGATAACTCAGCTGTAAATCGTGCTCTTAGCTTAAACCTTATGCAATCAAGCTGGGGAGCTGCTGCCTATGACAGCAAAGTTCCTTCAGTTTTGACTGCAAATCAAAACATCGTTGATGTTTACTGGGGTCTTTTGCAGCCTCATCAACGCTTAGTGAGTGAAGAAATGCGTGGCATTGGATTCAATAACATTCTTGAATTCAACGGCGCACCAGTTCTTGTTGATTCTCACCAAGCTGCAAACACGATGTACTTCATTAACGAAGAATTCGTGAAGCTCTACGTCCATAGCCAAGAAAACATGCGCTTTGAGAAGATTACCCAAATCGAAGCTCAAGCCGCAACTCTTGGTCGAATCTATTGGGCGGGTAACCTTGTGTGTAACGGTCGTCGTTACAATGCAATTCTTAAAGATCTATTAACGTCGTGATAGGAATAGAAGGAAGGAGAAATAACATGAAGAAAATTGTATTGATTCTAGGAATGCTTGCTTCTGTTCCGTCGTTTGCTGTCATTCAACGGCTCGGAAGCTCACTTGACACTACAGATCCGGAGAAGGAGTTCATTAAGATTAAAAATACTGAAGCTTCTACTTCAATCGTTAGTGGAAACATGGTTTGTCTTGATACGTCAGCAGATGACGGTGTCAGCGCAAAACTATGTACGACAGGTGGCGCGCCTGCTCTTTGTGTCGGTATCGACACAATCCTTGCTGGTGCTTACGGACGTTGTCAGATTTACGGATTTCATGCGGCAGTTCTTGTATCTGCAGCAGGAAATAACGTAACCGCTGGCGGACGTTTGGCTGTGTCGTCAGATGGAACAGCGTCAAAAGCAGATGGTAAGTCGACAGGCGATCTCGTTGGGATTGCCCTTGATTCAGCGTCTACTTCGACGACAGTTAAAGCGTTCATTAAACTTTGATGAATGACTGATTGGTTTTCAATCTACTGGGGAGTGGCAGCGATGCTGCTCCCCTTTTATGTCAGATTTAATGAACATAATGACGTTAGGATTTGTAAAAACCTTTTTTTCTTCTTTTTAGTCTGTGTTTCTTTAATTGTTTTTGGTCTGGGAAAAAGAAAAGTATCATTAGGGTTAAAAACATCACTAGTTTTTTTAGCGATATTATCATTCTTTAATCATAAGAATCTTTATCTGAGTGCTGCAATAGAGCAAACGATAATTTTTAATATCTCCCTGGTGATTTTATATCAATTATTGACATTTAATCTAGATTTTGTCGTCATTGCGTTCTTCTTAAGAATTTCAGCACTCATTCAAGCTGTAATTTTCATTTTAAACTACTATGGCGTAAATCCTTACAACTTATCTTTGCCGGCGCCCATCCCTTATGGAAGTTTTGGCCAGCAAACGCTAAGTGGAGCTCATATAGCAGTGTTATTTCCACTGTTTCTACAGACATGGTGGTGGATGTTCATTCCCGTCCTTATTGTTGCGGTTTTTCTAGCAAAAAGCGCAATGGCTTGGGCGTCACTAGTCGCTGGAGTTGTTGTTTTTGGTTGTTACAAGCACATAAAACGCCCACTTTTCGTGTCTGGATGTTTTTGTTCAGCTTTAATTGCGTTCTTTTTAACAAAAAGTATCCCGTTCTTTTCTGATAACATGAGATATGTCACATGGAAAAAGCTCATGATTGAATTCTTTAATTGGAGATGGATTGAAGAGCTATTTGGTCGAGGCTTAGGCTGGCTTTTTCATAATTCTCGTCTTGAAGACGGTATTGGCGGAATATTTACCTATGCGCATAATGAAGCAATTGATTCTTTGTGGGCGTTTGGGATTATTGGAACTTCTGTGATTGTTTATGTGCTTCTTAAAGCGCTTAAAAATATAAACGAAGGCTCACGAGTTTCATTGGCAATACTTGCAGCATTCATCTCTAATTCTTTTGGTAATTTTACATTTCATATTTCTGCTATTGCATTACCTGCAATGCTTGCTTACGCTTATTTGGTAACCAATAACGAGGAGAAAATAAATTATGGCTACAACGGCTACTAAACGAGGACAAATTCCACTTGGTGGCGATCTTGGAAAACTTGCTGTATGGCGAGTTGCTGCAGGAGCGTCCGATACAACTGCAACCTTTAAGACTGGTCTAAATAACGTTTGGGCAATTGTTGGAACGTCTCAAGATGACAGTTCTTTCGGTTCTGTTCCAAATAGTAATGATGGTACAGAAGGTTCTTCCAAGGGCGATGTCTATTTGACTGGCGTTATCAATAGCGCAAAAATTGATATTATTGTAATTGGAAACTAAATGGGCTCTTGGAATGGGGCGAGTTTAACAACTGAGTTTTCGGAAACTCTTGGCGACACGTCGACTGGATTTAAGGCTCGTGTTGTCAAATGGATGAACGATATTCAGGATGATATTTGCTCTAGATACCAATGGCCTTTTTTGCATTGTTTCGGCAAAAAGCTTTTGACTACTGGGACTGAATTTCAAACATTAACCCCATCTTCGGCGTCTGCCCCGTCAATCGTTACACAAAACGGCGGATCATTAACGAATGGTGCAACCTATTCAGTTTTGGTGACGTTCTATATGAGTAGCAATGGTTATGAAACGCCTGCAGATGGCGCTTCAGCAGCTGTTGCGTGCAATACTCCAAATCTTCAGCTTTCTATTACTTCAATTCCAGTAAGTCAAGAAGCTCTTGTGACGTCTCGTCGCATTTATCTCTCAAAGAATAGTGGTACTTATTATTTTTACTCTGAGATTTTAGATAACACGTCAACTTCGACAACAGTGTCGGCTGATGTAACGTCTACAAGAGAACCGCCTGATTATATCGGGATGAAACGGCTTGTTGGAAATCCTTGGCTTGAGTCGAATGGCATCTATCTAAATCACAGATCTGAAGATGAAATGAGGCAAATGTTCCCTGTTGTTTTTACTTCAGGAATCCCAGAGTTTTTTTGTTCCGTCGATTACAATCGAATTATCACGTATCCCATGCCATCATCGGCGCTCACATTAAAATTTAATTACTTTAAAATGCCAGCACGTATTTTTAATGATTCAACCATTCAGCCGGATATGCCGATTTGGATGAAGCAGGTTTTAGAAGCTGGTGTTCTGATGAAGGGCTACCAATATCGTGAGCGTGACATGGCGGTTACCTACAAACAACTTTATGAACAACTATTAATGCAGGCAATCTCAGAAAAATCTAGAAGCAGACAAGGCGCAACACGAGTACGAGATGTGGCTGGAGATAGTGATGGGTATGTCTTTTAATGCCGCAAAGAGCACTACTTGTTAAAAAGCTCCCGTTCTTTAGAGCTGGTATTTCTTATCGCTCTGGAGAAATAGGCGAGAAACTTGTTGATGCTAGTAATGTTCTTTTAATAAACGGAAAATACACAACAAGATATGGATTAAAAGTATTCAATTCTGTATCGTTTTCTACAAATCCTTTATCGCTTAGTTTTTATCTTAAGTACGATGGTTCTACTCGAAAGATTATTGCAAAGGTTGATACAACACTTCAGGCAGCTGGCGAAGATGGTGTTTTTTCAACGATTAAATCGGGATTATCCTCATCAACTGTTCATAATGCAGTGACAATGGCAGGCCGACATATCATCGCATGTGGCAGCGATGGTTTGTTTAGTTATAACGGGACAACATTTGCTGACCTTGGTGTAACACCTCCATCAGCCCCTACAACAGCTGTTTTAGCTGGCGGTTCTTTGTCTGACAAAACATATACGGTGGCTTTAACTTATGTTTCTTCGTCAACTGGATTTGAATCAAACATTGGGTCTGCAAGTAATGCAACAGCTACAAACTCAGGTGGCGGAAATTCTGCTTTAACAGTTGCTAGTATTCCAACGTCATCAAACGCTCTTGTTGATAAAATTAATGTGTATCTAAAAAATACGTCCGATGCTGGAAATAACTTATTAGTAAAACAAATTGATAATGGCACGAGCACAACTACTATAACTGCAAATCCGTCTGCTAATGCGGCCGTCCCGCCAACTGGAAAAGACGCCCCCGTTGCCGGTGGCGCTAAATATCTTGCAATTTATAACGGTCAAATTGTATCTGCTGGGAACTCGTCATTTCAGAGTGATGTATTTTTCAGTAATGCTGATGAACCTGACGGCTGGTCAACAACAAATACATTGGTTCACGCTAAAGGTGACGGTCCTATCACCGGTTTAGCTGTGGGTAATTTTGATGCCCACGAAGTGACCCAATACTTAGTAATATTTAAGCGTCATAGTATTACACTTTATTTTCAGGATATCACTGGAGCTTCTAATGATTCTGAAACATTTATTCCTGGAACTGGATGTGTATCGCACAAGTCGATTAGAATTAAAGACGGGAATATTTACTTTTTATCTGATTTTGGTTGGCGCGTAATTTCTCAAGGAAGACTTGTTAAAGATAACCTTGGTAAGGGCGATGTGGATGATATTTTTAATATTAACGGCTGGGTGTATGGTTTAAATAAGACCAACATTTCAAATGCGTTTTCTGTTTATTATTCTGAATTAGATTCATATATGTCATGGGTTGCAGAGGGCGCTAGCACCAACTTTGATAAGTGCTACAACTATGGAATTTCAAGTGGCCAGTTCATGCCTCTTTCTTTTGGAAGCTGCACTTGTGCTTGTACTGGTGAAGACACTAATGGAAATGAAGTTGTTTACATCGGAAAAGCTGATCAGAATATCTATTCCTATTCCATCAGAAATCCATTTTATGACGAAACCTCAACTGGATTTATACTAGATGTAAATCGACTTGATGTAGATAAGCTTCAAACGGCAGGAACTATTGCTATTCCAATTAACCTTGTTTTTAACTGGTTTCCAAATGAAAACTATGACGCAACATTCAATTTCAGGAATTTATTCTTAGAGGCAATCTCAGACACTTCAACGTCTCTTTCAACTATTAATTTGCAGGCCTTTGTTAACTTCTCACGCAGTACGCCATATGCTTATAGTTATAACTTTCAAGCTTCTGAAGGATTTCAACTAGATGTGTCAATGCTTGATGTGGGCGTTTTGGGTGATGATAGGTCCCGCTCACGAATCGTGAGTGATATCAATTTAACTGGACGAAATATTCTTATCCAAATTCAACAAAGTGTCTTAGGGGCTCATTTCCAATTGCTCTCTTCTCAACTAAACTATAGTAGAAATGGGAATTTCAATATATGAGGACAAAAATGAAATTTATTAAACTAATGATCATCCTTTCAGCTTTTGTGTTTGTGAATCGTGCAAATGCAGGAACCTGTACTTCTATTACAAGATCAAATGCTGCAGCAAACTCAATTCTAACTTCGACTCAATACAACAATGATTTAAATACTGTTTACAACTTTACAAATGCCTATGATGGCGGATGCATTTCTTCAGGAACGGTTGAGTCTGATTCGTTGAATACAACTCAATTTGCAGTTGTGCTAAATGGAATTAAAGAAGGCTGTACATTAACAAATACGGATTCAAATACAATTTCTGTTGATCGGTGCATGATTTCGGTGAATGGAAACTTTGTAAGAACAGTTGTTGCTACAACCGTGACCTGGGGATGTACATCGTGTTCTTCTGAAGCATCCTCTACTGAGTATTATGTTTATGCAAAAGCTGCCTCAACAGGCGCAACGCTTTCTCTTCTTATTTCAACGACAGCCCCAAACGGTGATGGTTACGATGCGAGTTCAAACAAAGCTCTCGGTAGATTTTTTAACGATGGATCATCAAATATCATGGCCGTTGAAAACTGGGTAAGCGGTCGTTTTGGAACACCACGAAGTTTAGTTAGAGTTCATACTGCAGACACGTATCCAGGAACCGTTGAAACAAAAATTCCGCGCTTTACGACAATTGTAAAAAACGTTGGTCCTGATATTACATATAGTGCCGGGAGCTCAAGCCAAGGAGCTCGTTTTACCGTTAATAGTGACGGCATCTATGCAATTACTTTTTGTTGGAGTTCAGCAACAAGTGCGGGGCTCACAATGGCAATTACATTAAATGACACAGACTTAACTTCAGCCGTTTCCAGCGTAACTGCTGCAAATAGATTAGCCTATAGCTTTTCTCCTGCTGTTTCTGGAGATGGAAGTGCGCCGTGTCCAAGCTGGACAGGACCTCTTTCTTCAGGAGACATCATCCGACCACACACTGGAGGCGAAGTTCCAGGAACTGCGGCCAATGGAACAGTGTTTTCAATAGCGAAAGTGAGCCCGTGACAATTTCTCTTTCATTTCTTGATGGCCACGAATTTTATAAAGACGAAAAATGTATTTCTATGTGGTTTGATTATGTAAATGAAATTTTTGATAATTACAAAGACAAAGACTGTGAAGATTTTCTAAATAGTAACAAAGCCTTCTTAGTGAATGACGATAAAGAAACAATTGGCTTTGGTATTTATCATAATGAAGAGAATAAGACTGAGAACATTCGTGCAATGATTTTATTGGAATTTTATACAAAACCAGAATTTCGTTCTATTAAACGATTTTTAGAAACATCAAAAGTTATTAAAAAATTATTATCAGGAAGACATTTCAATAGATGGTATTGTGGTGTTGCAACCTCTCAAAAAAGAAAAATTAATGCCTACACATATTTAGGATTTGTTCCTTTTAAAGAAATAAAGGAATTTACTATTATGGAAATGGAAATTTAATATGGGAATGGGAAAAGCTCTTATACCGATGGCCGAATGGACGACTAGCAAAGGTCGTTCAATGATGCTTGGAAAAGGTGCTGAGGCGCCGCAGTATGTTGATCCAGAGATTGCTCAAATCAATCAAGAGAATGCTGTTAATAGTGCCAAAGTAGCAAGGTCTTTGTTGGGCGATGTTACTACGCAATTAGGAACTGTAAAAAATCAATTTAATGATTTACAGAGTCAAAGTCCTGAGCAACTAGCAAATGCTGAAATTGAAAGAAATCGTAGGGCGCTAAGCCTTGGTCAAGACCAAATGGAAAATAAGATTAATATGGGTGTTGCTAAGCGCGGCCTTGGAGACAGTGCGGCAGGATTATTTGCAAGCCTCAATAATCAAAATAATTATCAGAACAAGCTTAATGATCTAGAATCGAGTCGTTTTGGATTACAGCGCTCTATTTTTGGTCAAAATATAGGATTACAGAATGCCCTTATTAGTCAACAAGGAGCTTTAGCTGGCCAAATACAAATGCCTGGTACTCAATATATGACTGGCGGTTCAGAAGCTAAAAAAGGAATTCTTCCTGGTGTTCTTTCCGCCGTAGGTGGAATTTTTGGTGGAATGTTTGGTGGCCCAGCCGGAGCAGCTGGTGGATCTGCTGCAGGAGGCGCTATCGGCGGCGGGATATCTCAAGGCTTCCAAAAACAAGGCAAAAGCCTCGGTGGCTACGGGACTTATTAGGAGTTAAAGATGACTTATGTAGATATTGGTGCACAGGCAGCCCGTCAGAAAGCGCTTCTGCCTGCAGCAGGTTCAGACCCTCAAAGTCAGTTTGCGACAGGCATCGAAAAAGCTGTCAACACTGGCGTTAATGTTTACATGCAAAGAAAACAACAGCAGGCAAATCAAGATTATTTAAAACAAAAAGAAGACAGACAGAATGCTGTTGCTCTAACTGAAAAAGGCTTTATGCCTGCTACTCAAGATGAGGTTCAGTCTATTGTTCCGCAAGATGATGGGACAGGAAACGTTGTTGTTCCTGCTAATGCTGCCAACATCTTTCAAATTCCTGGAAGTCCTGGTTTAGGTTATTGGAAGGCTCCTCAACCCAGTGAAAAAGAACAAGCAGATGTAAATTTAAAGAATGCTCAGGCTACTTTTTATAAACAAAAGCAACCTCAGGGAGAGACTACTCCATATCAACAAAGGCGCCTTGATCTTCAAGATAAAAAATACATTGGCAGTACTATAATGAAAGCTCAAACAGAGCCTTTGGCACAAAAGATTGATCAAGGTATTTTTGCTGCAGACAAAGGTATTGGCATTGCGAATAATAAAGACATCCAATTCACACCTCAAATAGCAACAGACATGGAAAACGATGTAACTTCTATGTTGTCTGCGGCACGAGGAACAAATGCTCTTGCTGATCGTGAAAAACAAGAACTTGATTCTTATCAGCGTCAGTTTACTCAATTGATGCAAAAAGTTCGAAATAAACCACAAGAATGGCAAGCTCCAGAATACAAAGCGCAGCTTGTAAAAGTGTTTACTGATTTAAAATCATCGTCTCAGAAAGCACGAATTGCTCGTTTTGATAAAATTACTAGTCATTTGAAACGTCAGTATCAAGGCAATCAGGATGCACTTGATACAATTCAGGCTGGAAGAGATAGCCTCGGCTCTACTGAGCCTTCTCAGGAAACTGCTCCTCCTGTTGCTGGCGCTTCTAGCCAACCAGTCCCAACATCATCCGGAGTTACTATTAATCCTTCTGCTGCTGAAGGCGGATTTAATCCAGGAATGAGTAGATCACAGGCCGCGCAAGAAATTTTAAAGCAAAGAGGAATTCAGTTAAATGGCCCACGATGATTTAAGTTCATTAAGCAATGATGAGCTTATGAAAATTGCGCAGCAGCCTGAAGATCATTCGGATTTACATTCTATGAGCAATGAAGACTTAATGAAAGTTGCTAAGCCCATGTCTCAAGACGAAGTTAATCAATATTTTGGACCTTCATCGTCGCCATATGCTGTTGGAAATCAGTTTGTAAGAAAAGTTTTATCTGGAGCTACTTATGGCGCTTCAGATCCATTTGTTCAAGCGCTAATTACAAAACAAGATCCAGAAAAAATGGCAGAAGATGTTAAACAGGTTAAGGTTTTTGAACAAACATCTCCTGAATTAGCAACCGCTGGAACGGTTACTGGTGCTTTTATTCCAGGAAGTGGTCCAAGCATGGTTGCTGAAGGTCTTTCGGCTGGTGCAACCGCTGCGGGTAAATATGTCTCAGGCGCTCTTTCAGAAAATGCCGCTAATTTTGCTGGAAAGCTTGCTTCTGAAGGAGCTAAAGCGGCACCATTTCTTTCTGCTGGAGTTGGTTTTGCTTCTGGGAATGGCTTAGAAGATCGTTTAACAAGAGCAGCAAAAGGCTTGGCCTTTTCTATGGGATTAAAGGCTGCAGGAAATTATGCTCCTATGATAATGGAAAATGTTCCTAAAATTATAGAAAACATTCCATATTCTGGTGTTTCAAAAGCAGTTATTCCTGCTGTTTCTGGGATTGCTACAAACGAAATTGAAAAACGAAGAAAGGCAGTCGGACAATGAGTGGTTTTGATGATCCAGAATATATGAAAAGAGTACGAGAAGAGGTTTCTGATTATTTTGGAGGCAATCAACAGTCTTCAGAAGACGAAGGTCTTTCTCCACAAGAACGAAAAAAGAAACGTGATATACAATTTATGCAAGGATTGCGTCGTCAAGCAGTAGAAGGGAATTAACATGACTGTTTTTATTCAAAACTTTAGACAAGTTCAGTTTGATAATGGAGAAGCGTTTCAGGGCGCTGTATGTCCAGCCGCTCCTTCTGTCACTTACAACACAGGATCGATCAGTGCTTCTACTGATCCATTTACGAGTAAAACTAATAAGTATGCTGAAAGTAAAATTGTAAGAATTATTGGAACAGCAGCAGGACATGTAAAATTTGATGGTCCTTCTACAACGGCCACAACAAATGATTATTACATTGCTGCAAATGTTGAATACTTTTTTGTGATTGCTGTGGGAGCAGAATACATGCGCGTTATTCCAACAACGGGCTCTGCAACTTATTACGTCACTGAGATTTACTAATGACTAATTTTATTCGTGGATTTTATGTAACAGACATGGGGATTATTCAGCATAAATGGATTAACCCTGACCATATTAAAGACATGGAGCCTCCTACTGCTATTGTTGTTTATGACAGCAAAGGAAATTCTGAAACTCGTTTTCCATCCGTTTGTAAGATACGATCAGATAATGAGTTTGTAGGCTATGTCGATGTTTCAAAACCTATTGAGAAAAAGTCTTTAGAAGATTTTGTAACTCCTATTGTAGAGCCAAAGAATGAAGTTCGAAGAGGAAGGCCGCCAAAGAATGTCCACGTCGGACAGCACGGTTACCGTTAAGGGCTCATATATCAACTTTCTTCAGCTTGCGATAGCTGGAGCTGTTGGTGTGGGTTCGTTCTTAGCTTATTCAGAGTCGAAGTACGCCTCAAGAGAGATGCTTACAATAGAAGTTGAGCAACGAAAATCAGACATTAGAGACATCAAAGATCTCATTAACATTCAGAACAAGAAACTTGATAGAATTTATGAAATAATCGTTATGGAGGAAAAACATGGAAAGTAAACCAGTATATCTAAGTAAAACTGTTTGGATTAATTTAGTGATGGCAGTTTCTGTATTTGTTCCTATTGTGAATTCTTATTTGGTGGCTCATCCAGAATCTTTTGTTGTTGTTTTTACTGTTGTGAATGTGATCTTAAGGCTTGTTTCTCATGGAAAGCTTGAGCTTTCATAATGCCTTCTTGGTTAGCATTTTTACAACCCATTCTTGATGCAATAAAGCCCGTGTTTGAATTTCTAAATAAGTTGTTTGCTAAAAAACCTGCTGAGCAATCAAGTGAAGAAGTTCAAAAGAAACGAAATGACGAGTTAAATAAGGAAATTGAAGATGCGAAAAACCGCCATAAGCCTAATTAGCGTTTTAATGTTTTCTTGTTGTGATGCTCCTCAAAGGCCGTGGGATAAAGATATCTATTATCTAGATTACAAAGATCAATATTGCAGCAATTTGAAAGATCGCTCTGGGCGAAGTGATATAAAGCTTTCTGATTGTGATGGATTCTTATGTGAGTCCATTCAAACGTATCAAACAATTGATAATGCTTTAACTGCATGCCAAGAAGCGCTCAAACAGTGTCAGGGCAGTCATTGAGCATTCCTGATTGGCTGTTGCTTCTGCCTTGGGACACAATCACGCAAGTTTCTAATGATTACAAATTAGACAGAAAATTCATTGGCGCTGTTTGCTATCATGAGAGTCTTGGAATTCCATCAATGACCCGCTTTGAATCTACTTATCGATATCTCTATTTTCCTGAAAGATATGCTGAAGCCTTGTTTATCACGGAGGCGACGGAAACGAATGCACAAAAAACAAGCTACGGATTGTGCCAAATTATGGGGGCTGTTGCTCGTGAATTGGGATACGCAGATCATTTGTCCCGGCTGTCAGAACCACGGCTTGGACTTGATTTCGGTTGCAGAAAGATGGCTGAGCTTAAACAAAAGTATGGTGGCGAATTGTCAGAAATGGCCGCAGCTTATAATTCTGGAAACGTTTTACGACTAACCTCAGGAATGTACTTCAATCAAAAATACGTCGATGCGGTCATGGGCTTATATAGAGAACTAATTTAAAACGGAATGACGTTACTGCACGCTGTTGCCATAATTAACTTAAGCGCATCTACTCCAACGCCTTGGCCACTACATTGCCATTTTGAAGGAACGCCGTGAGAAAGAACAAGATCAACCGCAGAATTCACAACCGTATTACAAATGAGCCCATGAATTTGCGCGGTCCCTGTTGCAGGAGCTTGGCCCTGACACACCGGAATTTTAGCAAACATGGCGGCGACATCGGCATGAACACTAGCTGGAGACGCACAGTTAAGTGTGCTCGAAAGAACTTGAGAGAGTGTGTCGACAGCTTTTCCTTCTAAAGAACATGTTGACGTTGATGTGCATGCAGAAAATAAAACAAGTGCTGAGATGATAAATTTATTCATTTTTTCCTCCAATGATTTCTCAATCTAAGCATGACACTTTTCATTGTGCTATACTTTTTTATGACGGGGGTATTCAAATGAAACATTTTTTAATTTTATTGTCACTTTTGTCTACGGCTTCTTTTGCTGGAAAAGATTTTCATGGATCTGAATTTGAGAACATTAAAAATCAATATGGAAATGGTTTAACTGTTAAAGATAAAACGTTTGTGATGAATCAAACGAAGGCTTTGACGACATCTTTAGCAAATCATGCTGTGTCTGGAACGCCTGCGGTTTTGGAGAAGAAATTTCTTGATGGCGTTTATACAGAAGCTGACAAGAAGAACTGGATCATGGGTTGGCTTTGGGCGATTCATAAAGAAGCTGTTTATCGTGTGGTTTACGGCAAAGTAGATCAGCTCATGGTGACAAGCCCTGGCCAAATTGGAGCGCATAATCCGCATACTCAAGATCCAACGGATGTCGGCAAATGGCTCTTGGATAAATACATTCAAAGCTTCGATTATAAGGGCAACCTAGATAAGCTCGTGGCTGCCATTATGCGGTTTGAACAAGGGATATGTACGGGAGCTCCTGATGCTAGGGACACTTATACGGATGGTACAGAGATCGTTGGTGGCGTTGTTGGTTGGGTTATTGCTACTGCGGTTGCACTTCCAAATGACCCAAGCTTTGGGGTTCTTACCCTCTTTGTTGCTCAGCCTGCTGGTTTTATTATTGGTGATTTTATCGGTCTTAAAGTAGGCGAAGTTATTTACGACAACAAATGTGTCACGCTGCACGATGCATCCCAAGAACAAGCTGAACTAGACGAGTTGATTAACGCCCACTAGACACAAAGACTTTTTTCATTTGTAATAAAGACAACTTATCAGGAGATAAATACCTATGGCAGATGAGGCAACCGTTTCAAAAATAATCGCGGATGCAAAACAGGCAATTGCAGATTTCCATCAAGAGCGCCAACTTCCTCTTGTGCTTTCAAATCCACAATCTGTAAGTGCCGTTTTAGCTGATGTTGCAGCTTACGTTCTTGCTCACAAATCAGCAGCAGAAAATTTAGAAGCAAAGATTCTACTCATTGAGCAAGAACTGGGCTAATGCACAATCACATTGTCAATCATATCAATAACGATCAACTCGTTAGAGATTCAACTCTTCATGTGGTTGGCGTTGTCACAAATCCTTCAAGATTTCATAGTAGATATCGTTTATTCCGTGAATGGTATGAACGAATGCAAAAAACTCCTAATGTTAAAGTTTACGTTGTTGAAGCTGCAATGGGGGATCATCATTTTGAATGTACCGAGCGCGGTAATCCCAATCATCTCCAATTAAGAACAAGGCATCATCTTTGGTTTAAAGAGAACATGATTAACATAGGTGTGCGGACACTTCTTCCATTTAATTGGAAGTATCTCGCGTGGTGTGACACTGATGTTACTTTTACACGTGATGACTGGGCTTTGCGTTCATTACACAAGCTTCAAGACTATCCATTAATTCAGCCCTGGAGCGAAGCTGTTGATCTTGGTGCAAATTATAATGGCATGCAAACGTTTGAATCATTTTGCAAACTTGTTTACAAAGGAATTCCGCTTCGTCATCCGCAGGGAGATCCTTATCAATGTGGAAAACGATTTGGTCATTCGGGCTATGTCTGGGCTTGCACGCGTAATTTTTATGAAAATACGTGTGGCCTGTATGACAAGGCGATTTTGGGATCAGGCGATCACAATATGGCTTTTGCTGCTATTGGAAAATATGAATGGTCTGTACATCGGCACATGGGCGAAGGATACAGGCGCTCATTAAGAGAATGGCAAGATAAAGCTTTTCGTTCAACTCATGGTCATCTTGCTTATGTTCCAGGACTTATTCATCATCATTTTCATGGTCCTAAGGGAAAACGCTTTTACGTTTCTCGTTGGCAGATTTTAATGAAGAATCATTACGATCCATATAAAGATTTAAGATATGACGACCAAGGAATGCTTTTCATTCATGGAAAGCCACACCTAGAAAATGATATTAGACGTTACTTCCACTCTCGCATGGAAGATTCGATTGAAGAAGTTTAATCATTTCTAAAGTAGTTGTCGGATCAACAAGCGCAACATACGCCACATTTGCAGGACCGTTCTCGCCATCAAAGGTTGCTAAGTAGTCAGTATCCGGTTCTCCGCCCTCATCATTTAAGGGGTTCCACCATGCAAGCTGAACCTGATTCGCAGCCCAAGGCCCTTTAGTTGCCTTTTCTGCAGCTTCCTTTATTTTATTTAAATCTATCCCCATTCTCGTTCTTCTCCATATCCAGCTTCTGTGGTTATTGAATCAAAGTTAATTCCAGAGGCGGCCATACTAAGATACTTAATAAAGTTGTCTCGTGATATGAGACGTTCGTTGTAGTCAATGATTTGTGCTCGTCTAAGTCCATTACATCTAGGATTAAAGGGTGGGCCTTCATTAAATGGAGGATATTTATATGCTCGGTAGAAGGGCCCGTCTTTTTGTGCAAATGGAAAACCGAACCGTTTAACCTCAGGCAAAACTGTTGACACATAAAAATATTTAAATTCACTCATGGCGTAGTTAACCAGCCCTTAACATAGCAATCGTTCTCTTTGCATCTTGAAATAATAATCTGACCTTGCGGTGTTTGAAGCCATTGTCCATTATGCTCGCAATCACCTGCAATGCAGTGAACTTGAATTGCCTGATTTCCAGGCATCATGAGCGTCCATCCGTTTGTCATGCAATCGCCGTCTAGGCAGTAGGCGCTTATGGAAGGCCCATTAGAATAAGTATTGTCCCAGCCGCTAACAAAACAACTCGGAACACGGCATGAGGTGGTCGATGTTGCTCCGAAGCTGCTCCTAGTAGAAAAGCCAACGTTCCAACAATCAGATTGAGTGCAAGTAACATCGTCCTCTTGTCCATTTCCAATCTCCGTCCATCCCTTAGTTTTACAATCATCTTGTGTGCACCATGCTTCACTTGAACAATTGGCCTTTACTGAAAACAAGGCTAAAAACACAATTACAGATTTAATTAAAACTCCACGCTTTTTAAAGTTTGATACCCATTGACGTAAAGTTCTTGGTGAAACGCCGAGTGATGCCGCTGTAATTGTTTTATTGTAATTGCATAAAATTAAACGAGTGAAAATAACTTGTTCAATGATGTAATTTAATTTTGGAAGATAATGCCCTAAAATATCTTTTGGCATATCAGGATGGAATTTATGATCAGATTGTTCTTTTAGTTTCATTCCTCTGTACATTCTTTCATGGTCCTGTGTAAGTGACAACATTGCCTGGGCGAGCAGATCCTTGATTCATCACACGAACATTTGGACCAAAACGCACAAACTGTCCATTCCATTTCCATGATTGTTGTAAATAGTAAGGAAGTGATCTGACAATAGCATCAAAGTAAACAGTGTTACCTTCATCAAAATATTCAAACTTTTGAGAGAGCATAAAGATTGGAGATTCTCCACCAACCTTTGTCCATGTCTTATTAACCGCATCATAAGCTTTCACACGAAAACGTCCACGCACAATGGCCGCATTACTTGGAACACCAACAGATGAATAGTCGAAATACATGCAATAAAGCTTGCCGTTAGTTACAAAGACGTGCGATTTCACGCCATCATGTCCATAAGTATCTTGAATAGAGTCTGTAAGCGTATTCCATGTTGTGCCATCATATGAAATGATGCGTGTCTTATCTTTTGTTTCCTGCCAGCTAACTGCACCTTTGTTGTAGTAGTCGTAAGCAATTACAGGCTGACCGTTCCACATGGTCATGTCTGTATAGAGTGTTGATTCAATGTCATTGCTTGGAATTGCAGAAAACGGCTGAACATCATCATTAAAAACTTCCCATAGCTCAACCTTTGGCTCGCCATAAAGGACAAAAGCGCGGGAGGTTGCCGGATAAGAATATACAGCAGGATGCCTTACTGGACCTGGCGCGTTTTCCATAAACGCATTCGTTGCCCATGTAGCACCATCTAAAATATCAAGTGTTGTTGAATGATAATTATTTACAACTATTTGAAGAGGGGCTGTCAAAAATGAAATAAAGGCGCCACTCACATCAAATTGAGCATAGGGATAGTTCGGTGCTGTATCACTTGCAAATGTTCCCATGTCAACCCAATCAGGCTTTACATATTTACGTACAAGTAACTCCCATTCAGGACTATTTGGACATTTGCTGACAACGGCATAAAGCTCTGTGGTGCTGTCATTTGTGATAAGTGATGTGTAGCCGTAATGAATTGGAGTAATGTCATTACACTTATTATCATTTGCAGTTAAGTTTCCACGCTGTGTCCATACGTTACTTACGAGACACATTGCTTGTGTGTCTTTAAATGTAGATGTTGGAGTGCAGTGAAGCGCTAAAAGCAGAGTTAGTGAGAACATCGTTTCTCCTCTGAAGTTACTTTAGCAATCAATCTTGCTGCCTTTGAAATATACTCTTGATTGTATGGTTCTTTGGATTCTTTTGCTAATAGTTCCCGCCGTAAGACGTAGCGGACAAAGGCCATGAGCTCTTCGGTCATTCAATCTCCGCGATGACCGCATCTGCGCGTGTAAGGCCATACGTAGCTGCAGCAATGGCCTCTGTTAATTTATCGTGAATCGTAGTTCGTAATCCTGAGATTTCTTTTATTATTGTGCATACCTCCCGCAGAAGCTCACGCTCTTTTAAAAGAGCCAAGATTGTAGACGGGTTTGCGAGGGCGATGTACATGCCGTCAATTTCTGTTTGCTTATAGTTTTTAGTCTTATCTACGGCCAGCCAAATAGTGTACTGACGATCGAAAAGCTGAACCTCACAGCCGTTTGACTGGAGAAGATTGATCCATGACTTTCCAGGCGTTGCCCTCTCGGCCGCCTCGCGGAGTTTTTCGATGTCGATGGTCATAACAAACCAAGGTACTCGTATTGCTTAAGATTGTGTGCTCTTAACCAAAGATCGTAAGCATAATTAATAACCCAGTATCGTCTACCGTTCATATATACATTTTGAGCAACATAAAGTTCTCCAGAGGCTTTGTGCATCCAAACTCGTTCTCTCATTCCGTCTCCTCGTCGAGCGACGCTAGGGCTTCACGAGCAACATCACCAATAATAGATTCAAAGCTGCCCATTGTTCGGTAAGGCGATGTTCCAAAATCACTCAGCTTTGTCAGCGCCTTTTTCATCTTTTCGTTCTGGCGCCATGCGAGGTGGAGTTCGTTAAGAACGAACATGATATCTAGGTCTGGTTCTTGCCGAAGCATTCTCCACATTTCACGATGATGCTTCTCAATCTCTTCGAGGCGCTTTTGTTTCTGTTCGTTCATAATTTACCTATATAAACAAATCCGCGTTTTTTTAATTCTTTTAATCGTCCTACATAGGATCCGACACCGTAGTGGTTGTTCGTGAAGTGATATATGTATTCTTCTTTCACAACTAAATACAGTTGCGGTTCAAAATACCCAAAATAGTTTTCGTGATACCAAACCGTTTTCATTCACTCATCCTTCACGCCGAACTCAGCGTCGTATTCTGCGAGCGCCCGCCTAAAATCACCATAAGCATCATGTGATTGCATAATGCTCGCTAGTCCTTGATATCTATGTGCAGCTTCAATTACTTTCCTCGCGGCTATTAATTCTTTGAGTATAGACAGTTGCTTGATTTTCCCAACATGCGCCTTAACTCTTTCAAATTCCTCTTCTGAATCTTGAGGGTAAAGAAAATGATAACGGACATCAAAATTAATTGTGTCTTCGAGCTGCTGCTTCAATTCTTCATCTGAGATTCGAGTCATCTTATTAACCATCCAATGAAGCCGCCTAAAATAATTGCAAGACACGCAAATACCCAAAGATTTTTTCCCATGAATCCACCGAACGGATTTATAGGCGTCGTCAGCTCTATTAGTTGGCGTCGCTTCTCGCACATCAACATTTCCACTTTGTGCATGCGCTGAAGCTGTTCAATTTCTTCTTGTGGAGTCATTCAATAGTCTCCCAAGCCGTGGCTTTGATTTTGACGCTGCAATGTCTGCACGTTATTTGTCTGTCATCAAATCCTAGATATGCTTGCCTGTTCTTTAGATCAGCTATTCTCTGAACAGTCACGTCGTCTATGTAACAAATAGGACTGTGCACACAAGGCTTTTTCTCGATCTCTTCGATTTCGACTACGAAACCTTGATAAACAGAGTATTGCATCTGCGCGTCCGTCCATGCTTCATTAAACTCATTTTTAGTAGCAAGTCGGTGATTTCCTGGAACAGTATAAACACGACGCCCGTGTTTTTTGAGATAATTGTCGTAGATTTGCTGGGCTATTTCGTGGGGCGGCCGATGATCAGA